TCAAGCGGCCTTCAAGAAGGCGTCCAGCTTATGCACGGCCGCTTGCCCCACGCCGAGCAGCCTGTCCCACTCGCCAGCAATGTCTCTCACCCTGCCCTGCATGTCATGGAGCGACGATGTATCATCCGCCTTGTCGGCAAGGATGCGGAGCTTGATTGCGATCTCGCTGAAGTCAGCGGAAGCCGTATTGAAAATCTCATGCTCAACGATCTCGGCCGCCTCGCATATCCGGTCCATCGCATCGTCGACCCAAGGGCACATCGCGTAGAGAGCCGTAACTGCGTGATAGCGCTTAGCCAGGTCTGTGACTGACTGTCCGTATGTTCCCTGCGGTAACGGGCTGTTAAGCATGATGCGGGCTCCTCGTTGCGTCGATGCGATGCATTTGGTATGACTCAATGCATATTGCATCGTCCGATGCCAAGTCAATGCAAAAAGTATCGAGTTAGCCATAATGCCCACTACAGCTGCACAATGCCGCGCCGCACGTGCCCTGCTAGCATGGTCGCAATCCGATCTCTGCGAAGCAGCGGGAGTCGGTCGAGCAACGCTCGCCAATTTCGAAGCTGAAAAGTCGACGCCCTATGAAAGGACGCTGCGTGACATCCGCGCCGCCCTTGAGGCGGCCGGCGTGATGTTCATCGATCAGAACGGCAATGGCCCTGGCGTGAGGCTCAAAGAGCGGCAGGGCTGAGCCCCGCGCCAGCAACAGTGAATGCCTACGCAGGCGATCTGCAGGCCCGCACCAATGCTTGACCGAACTCTGTCACCCGCGCCTCAGCAATGTCGTACGAGCCGTTCATGCGAAGCATAGCGCCAACACACCCAGCCGCTATGAGGGATGATAGAGCCAAAGCGACATCTGCCCTAGGTTCCGGCTCTCCTCCGTCAATTGCCGCTGGACTATCTAAATAGTCGTCCGGCAGGCGCCCGGTGTACATCATGCCCCCATCGCCAACACTTGTGGGCGGTGCATCTACCATCCGGTTCAAGATCAGTGCCTCCAAGGGGGACATCTTGCGAATGGTTTCAACGAATGATTTTGGTATGTACCCCCCGACATTGCCGTCGATCGCATTCACCAGCAATTGGGCGAACATTTCCTGAAGCTGCTCGTCCTCTTCAATTGAGGCAGCCTCAAGCAACGGATAGGCTACCGATAAGGGAATTTCACGCTGTGGGCCGCTTAAGCCGCGCTCGTGCATGATCCGATCTACTCGCCCCTTGTATCGGAGGGCCATTTCAAGACGCAGTATTCCAAGTGAATCGCCCAATAGACCACCGGCCTGTCGCAGGGGGTGCCCAATTACGGACCCGACGAATGCGCCGAGTTCACGAGCCGCCTGCTCATATTTGCTTGCGGTCTTGGCCACTTCTTGGAGTGCCTTGCTCTCCTCATCACTGAGGATGAGACCACCAGGACCAGTGTTCGACTTGGTTTCGGTCATCGCTGCCCCATATCGCTCGGACTATTCACTCACGCCCCAAATGCAATGTCCTCTGCAATCGACGGTATCCACAACAAAGCGATGGCTTTCGACGCCCTAGTCCATATCCTTCCACTCTCCTATGTCGTCTCGCACCGCACTGAGCCTTTCGAGCACTTTGTCAGGGCCATCCTGTAGGGGATCATGCGCATCCAGCTTACTGACAAGCCACTCCAAGGTTGAAGTGTTTGCAGAACTTGGTCCGGCAGCGCCAATGGCGGCAACGAATGCACGCGCTTGGGTCGTCGCTGTCCAACGAACAGACATCTCGAGGAACTCGCCAAAGGCCAACGCCTCTTGATCCGCGATCTTCTTCGCTTTTGCCCGCTTGCGCGACTCTATCTGGCGAAGCCGCTCCCGCTCCGCAGCCGATGCAGCCCGTTCTTTGTCATACTCACGGTCGCTGACGAGACGCGCAATCAAGTGCGGAAGGCTGGCCTCCAAGTCGTCCTTGGGCTCCTCAGCCCACTTACCACCGTAAAGCTGGATTTCCAGCAAACCGCTTGGTTGCAGTTGGTAGCCATCGTCCGACCGGTTCTTTGACGTTAGATCTGCATAGCGATCATGTGGATCTCTCGGCAGCTGAATTGCTACCCGCTTCAGCTTTTCTCGTACGCGAATGGTCGTGTTGCGATACTCAGACGAAATAATCAGACCACCGTCTGCCCCTCCGCGAACCGTAAAGCCCTGCGCCTCGGCCCGAGCAATAACATTTAAGAAACGGAACGCGCGCCGAAGGCAATCGCTCGGAGGTTTGGTCAGAGCAGCGCGCATCTCGCGCGGGATTGGCCAACGAGACGGATCTGCGATTATCTCGGCAACTGCGGGATGGGGGTTGACCAGGCGAGATGGAACTCTGATGGGGCCAAGCGATTCGACGATCTCTTGCGCAAGCGAACGTCGGGCCGCGATCTGCGCTTTCTCGGCCGCATCACCAACGTGAAGCGGTACCGCGTTATACCCACTAGGATGGTCGGGAAGAGCCGGACGCTCAGGGAGTGCTTTCCCGTGAGCTACCTTCATCCAGTAGCCTTTTGGCGGGAGAGGGACATGCCGTTCGATGCAGGCCGCTCTCAACCGCCAGTAGTCGCAGTCGAGGGCATCCGCGACTTTTTGCAGTGGAGCGGCCCAGACCTTTTCGTAGAGTTCTCGACGGGAAATATTGATAGTCGTCATCGCCGAGCGTGTAGCTGCAGACAATTGACAGCGAGTTAGGACACCCCATGACCGACGCCGAACGCATCGAAGAACAGCGGGACATCCCTCAAACCTGGCCGATCTGCTGATTAAGGCAACTAGCTCTTCTTTAGCGCTGACTTCGTAGGCTTCGGCTTTCCGCCCGCGCGGATTGTTCTGGTCGTGGCCGAACCGCTTTTACCCTTGATGTTTCTAATGTGCGGCTTCTGTCCAAGTCGAGCCATTTGCAATTCCCTCTGAAAAAGTCCCGGCGGTGATGTAAAGACAAGAAGGTAATCAGACGTGGAAGCCAAGGCTTATCAGGGGTCATTGTCTTTCAGGAGAGCCGAGCCGAGGCCGAAGAGGCCGCCCACGGCAGCAGCCCGCTCCCCACGAGCATCGTTGGCGTCGGGCACCTGCATAAGGGCTTCAGCAATACGTTGTAGTGACATGCGCTTCTCGAGAGACCTTAAGTCGTTGTCGATCTGATTGATGCTGTCGATTTGCATCAGGAAGTCGTCGATCGACCAGTCCATGTCAGGAAACTCAAGCTTGCTGCTCGCGGAAATTGGGAAAAACTCTGCTCCATCTGAAGTGGAGCTCTGACGAAATGGCGTATGCGCCACTATGTTGCGGAGTTCGCCACACTTTCTGGCGCGCTTGGCCAAATCGTCAAATCGCTTTGCTTCCACCTTATCAGTAATAAAAAGATCGACCAACGTACGCAGGGTCTTGATTTTGTCATCGAACCCCATGTTCCGGCCGATAATCGCTCGACGCACTCCATCCACGCCGACTACTTCGCCTAGTGCACTCTCAATGCCTTGCTCGAGAAGGGCAAAATAGCCGATGAAGGCTCCAACAAGAGCAAAGGTTCGCGTTTCAGCGTCGAGTTCGAGCAGCGCGGTTTTGGTCAGCATGTGAATCCCCCCCCCCTTGAAAAAACATACGCGGCGCAACCTGACAAGCAGCGGCCTGCCTCGTGTTCGATCGAACTACTGCCCATGCACCCGAAAGAACACGGCAGCCCCAACAGCCCTCACCCGCCCTTCGCCTTCGCATACGCATTTCCGCCGCCCATCAGGGCTAGCAGATCCTCGTACTTGGCTCCGCACCGGTCATAGACGCTCAGGCTTTTAGCTTTTGGGCAGCCCACGCGCGCGACAATCTCATCGAGCAAGTGCGCCAGTGTGCGATCTCCCCCGGTTCGGACCATCGCGTCTCGGTCGTACTGCTTCCACATCCCGCATTTTTCGCACGAGACAATGACCTTTTCGGACGGGAATTCAGACAGCATCGGCATTGGGCTATTCCCTCGCGCCCGTCATTTTTCCCGCCACACAGGTATGCGCCTTATTTCGATCGAGACCAGACGTCGGATCGTCATCCCTACCGCCTCCGCGCCGGATGGATACACCGTGTCGACCCTCATTTGCCCGTGATCCCCGGCTTCGCACTTTATTCGCCCCATCAGTGAATCGACGTCCACATCCCCGAAAACCTGAATAAGGTCAGTCGGATAGTAGTGGTGCGTGCGACTGCAATAGGCGCAACGGACGCGAACAAATTGCCTCCCATCATTTAGGTTGGAGAGCGGATATGGCTTTGATCTGTACGGCGAGGGCATGCGAACAAAATAGGAACATTTGCCTTGCCGAGTCAATTCACAACTGGCAAATTCCCGTTGACCTAAGGCTATGAGACAAGGCAGGCTTTGGCCGATGTGCAACCTCTACAACATCACCACCACCCAGGACGCCATCCGTGGACTGGCCAAGCTATTCGACGATATCGCGGGCAACCTTGAGCCTTCGCTTGACGTCTATCCCGGTCGCAATGGGCCAGTGGTGAGAAACTTCGAAGGGCGCCGCCAGCTGGCAATGCTGAATTGGGGCATGCCGACCTCGTTGAAGGTGATGTTCGAGGCAACCAAGAAGCGCGCGCAGAAGTTGCAGGCCAAAGGCCAGACGGTCGATTTCAACGATCTGTTGGCGAAGGAGCCCGACCGCGGCGTCACCAATATCCGCAAGACCGACAGCAAGCACTGGGCTCAATGGCTCGGCGTCGGCAATCGCTGCGTCGTCCCATTTACCAGCTTCGCAGAGCCTAGCCCGACGGATGGCGACAAAGATCCAGACACCGGCCAGCATCGGAACTTCTGGTTCGCCCTCAACGAAAGCAAGCCGCTGGCGGTGTTCGCCGGGCTCTGGACACCTTGGCGGGGTGCCCGAACCATCCGCGACGGCGTGCTCGATTGGGAGGTCTATGCCTTTCTGACCACCGATCCGAACGGCGTTGTTCGGCCTATCCATTCCAAGGCAATGCCGGTCATACTGACCACGCCTGAGGAAATCGAGACCTGGCTGACGGCGCCCTGGCAAGAAGCGAAAGCGCTGCAGCGCCCCCTGCCCGACGAATTGCTGACGATTGTTGATCTCCCACCAAGCCAGATCGTTGAGGGTCGAGCCCAACCGACGTTGATCTGACGGCCCTCCGTGATCGGACTTGCGCAGCGCGGCCTCCCCTATTCAGACTGCAGCATGCCTTTGATGTTCGTATTGACGAAAATCCGGCCGCACCTACGATCACCCTAGCTCAGGGCATATGGGATGTTCTGGGTATCGCAGATCGGAAGGGTGAATGGCAGCGGGCTGTCATTTTCTCGTTACTCATCGCCAATAGCGCTAGGTTGTCTTTGGGAGATTTGAAATCAAACGACTTGCTCTGCTCGGATCCGCTGCATTCCTTGCGTTGATCGCCTTGTCGCCGGCATACGCCTTTGACCAGGCCGATGCTCCACGCATCAAGGAACTGGTCGACACAGGCATGAAGTATTATTGGTCTGGTGGCGACGTTAAGAAGGCCGAGGCGGAAGTCTTTAAGGGTATAACCCTGCACGGCCGCTACGACGTTGTGGAGCAGGCTTTCGCCGAAGCGGCTAAGCTAGCTCCCGAACGTCTGGACTTCCTCTATGCTGTCGCCGCAACACAGGTGATCCAGAAGAAGCTCGACGATGCGCGTTCCACCTTTGAGGGAATTCTGGCCAAGGACCCGACCGCCTTCAATGCGCAGGCTTGGCTCGAGGCGATCGCCCGCATCCGCAATGACGAAACCATCGCAATCCTCGCTCATCAAGCATTGGCCGGACTCGATCGCGACCAGGCAGAAGCGTACCGCGAACGCTTTATTCGCGCCGAGCAGATCATGGCCGACAAGCAGAATTTTGACGTTCCTGTGGTGCCTGGTAACGTAATGGTAGTCACACTTGGCTACGCGTTGGCTGACGATGGAACCGCGGAGCAGCCCTTGCTCGACCGTCTTGGCGTCGCGCTCAAAGTGGCCGAGGCAAACCCGTCGGCGCGCATTATGGTCACCGGCGGCGTTCCAAAAAGTGGCGTCACAGAAGGTGACGTCATGACTAAGTGGCTGGTCGAGAAGGGCGTTGACCGCGACCGCATCCTGATCGAGGACAAGTCCAAAGATACCGTCGGCAATGTGCTCAACGTCGCCAATTTGCTCGCGCGTCACAACGCCGATACGGTGATTTTGGTGACGAGCTCAAGCCATATGCGGCGTGCGCGAACCCTACTTGAAGAAGCCCTTCGCCAATATGATCTGCCGACAAGTATTGTACCTGTGGCTGCCTTGGATGCACCGTCAATTGCTGAGGCGGCTACCGTCTCGGTCGACGAACGGATGGTCGTTTATCGCGATCTTATGCGCATCTCCGGCGTATGGGCCTATCCTGGCCTCCAGCAATAGGGTCTAGTTGCCCAAGACGCAAAAATGCCGCTGCCGAATTCTTGAACCACTAGCAACGCCCTGATAGCGTTTCGGTGCGGCGGCAATCTGTCCGCAGGCCGGCGCTGCTTTGGAAGACTCAGCCGGGAGGCGCCGGCCAAGTTATATCGATGGATCGATTTGACGACTTAGGCGTTTCAACGCGTCGAAAGCGTTGGGAAGAACCAGCCATGTTTAGCGTACCCGACAAGCGCCAACTCGAAATGTTCGAGTTCCTATATGTGCCAGCCGACGTCTACACCGACCGAGCGCTCGCGAAAAAGTACGGGCTCTCGCGCGGGCAGGCTTTAGGCCTAATGAAATTATATGGCCCGTCTCGCCCGCGGCTCGATAGGGTCATGGCCGCACAGCCCTATCCTTGAGGCATGGGGATATTCATCCCGCCTTGCATCCCGACTCTGGTCGACAAGCCGCCCGAGAGCGAAGCTTGGACGCATGAGATCAAATACGACGGCTATCGGACCCAGATCCAAAGCCGGAGTCAGAAATGAAAAAAGCGGGCCGTGATGCCCGCTTCCCCTTCATTCCTGAGACATGTGAACCGCCGGTACATTCGTGGTCGGCGCACCATCAATCAGGGCAAATCCGGCTGCATAAAGGGGAAACCCACCAACGTATTTCGAAGAGCGTTCCCAGCCGATCAGCAGCCGATGACCTCGTATGGAGGTTCGAGGTTCATAAAGCAAGCGAATTCGGAACTGGACCTGAAACACAAAAAGCCCCACCACCTTTCGGCAGCGGGGCTGTTGCCTGAGGCGGGCTAAATCACACCCGCGGTCGCCCGATGATGGCGCATTGTGTTGAAAGTTGGATTTCGCGGGCAATAGTCCCGTTTCGCTACCTTTGCTGGACCGTGCTCGTCACCACCGGGTCCACTCGGTCATTGCCCGCCGACACCATCACCAACACGCCAAGCCCGATCGCGATAGGCGCAAAAAGCAATGCGACATTTGCTATGCACTTCAATGGCGCCCACCTGTCGGAGGTCGTTTTCGGTTCGTCATCCATTCGGCAGTTCCTGCATAGGGCTACGTTCGCTTTCGTCGGTAGTTGCCCCATTTGGCCCGATTAAGCCCTATTCACCTCGCCTTCCGGTCACGGTTAACGATAGGTAAACCCGGCTACTGTCTCGCCCGTGGCGCCGGCTTGCCGTGGCTCTCCCACATGCGATCGATCCGGAGGTTGGTGCCTTCGACTGCGGTCTTCACCGCGCCAATGGCCTCCATCACTTGATCGGTCGCTTCGCGGTGCCCCTGCTTGCTGACATAGGTCTCAGCGACGTGGAGCTTGTGGTCGGCAATCTTGCCAAGGGCCTTGTCCGCCTTGTCTTCGGCGATCTTCACCTTGCCCTCTACCCGACCCCACGCGAACCACATGGCGTAGGCGAGCGTGAGGAAGAAGCCGACGACGGCCATAATTTCGGGCCCGGTCACGGCCGCACCCCGCACAACCGCTCGAGCTTGGTGTTTTCCGCCAATATTTGTGTCGCCGTTCCTTCGGTCAGACGATCTTCGACGCTCGGCCTCACGGTACGCGCCACGTCGCAATAGTTACCGGTCACGCATCCACCTGCTAAGGCGAGCGTCGACAGCAGCAGGATCGAGGCGACCCACTTCATCTTCGACATGTCTAGCTTTCTGAATTGATTTGAGCCGGTCTTCGGTCTGCCGCGACGCGGCGTCCTGCCGGCCTTTGGTGTAGGCGGCGCCAAGCAACATGGCGGCCATGCCTATTGCGGCAAGCCAGCCCGCTATTCGCGAGCGGGCTGCGGTCCATAGGGCGATCATGCTGTTGCCCGTTCGCGCTTAACAAGCCGATAGAGCCCATAGCCAACGCCAGCCACCAGCACGACGGCCAGCGCCCATTGCACTGGCCCTGCCCCGGCCGCCATACCGCCAACCGCGGACAGCAAGCCGCCAAGCGGCGCCCATGCCTCAGGCTTCTTCAGGATCTCGGCGATGCCTGCGTCCGATGGAGGCGCCTTCGGCGTTCCGACAGGCGAAGCCGATGGTGCTGTGACGCGACCCGCAGCCATGCGCAGGGAATTGCCGACAACACCGAGGGCCGGCTTGTACTGGCCCTTTGGATCCTTGCCGGTTACCCGGATGGTCCAGCCGCGACCGAACTTGCCCCAAGTTCCAAGGCCGCGCAGATAGCGCATGCGCTCTTCGGCATAAGCCACGATCAGCTCAGCTAGGCCTCCAGGGTAGGCATCGATCGCAGCGAGCGTCTGCCCGCCGACAATGCCGTCTTGCCCGATGCCTAGCACCTTCTGCAGCCGCTTGATGGCGGTTGCCGGACCAGAGTTCACGCCGTAGTCGAAAGAAGAATAGTCCAGGCCAGCCGGGAGCAGGTCTCCGCCAGACTGCGTCCAATAGGACTTGTGATAGACGTCTTCCGCCTCCGCAAGGGTAAGCGCCTTGACGTCCTCTGCGGTAAGTTTGGGGTTGCGACGATGCGCACGCAACGTCTTGAGCGTGACGCCGTATTTCGTCGGCCCGCCGGGGTCGCTCGGGTGGTTTGAATAACCGCCCTCATGCCCGAACATCAGCTTAAGCGCTGCGGGTAGCGTTTCTTTAGCCATAACGGCTCCTAAGATTTTGTGGGATTGGTGCCGATTGACGGCTAGCCGAAGCCGCGCGACCTTGGCGGCGGGGGATTTCAGGTGGACGAATTCGAAGCGATCGCCAGGCTAATCGAACGTGCGGGGCATCCATTCCCCGTCACTGAGGCAAGGCGCTTGGTGCTGCGCGCGACCGCGCGAACTCCGGCCAGCGCCGATCTTGCCGACGGCATTGACCGGCTAAATGCGACCCTTGCCGCTTTGGCCGAAGTCATCGAAGAGATCGGCGACGGCCACAATCACACGCGGCATGATGCGCTCGCCGACCTTTGGGCGGTGCGGGGGATATGCCAATCGACCAGACGAAGACCGTCACGCCTAGACGACAATGGACTTTGTCTTTAAGGGCAATCCTTGAGGAATACATGGCGAGGAGAATTGAATGGACTTATCGCTGACGAAGCTTAACTTAGGCTGTGGATGGGATATCAGGGAGGGATTTCTAAATGTCGATTTACATGATTTTACAAAACCCGACTTGGTCGCAGACATTCTCAACCTTGAAGGATTGCCTTCTAGTCACTACCAAGAAATTGTCGCCCAGGATGTTCTAGAGCACGTGGAGCGCGCAAAGCAGCTGCCGGCGCTGAAAGAGTGGGCAAGGCTTCTTTCGCCCACTGGACGACTTTACATCAGGGTTCCAAGTCTTTTCGATATGCTGAAGCTCGGCCTTCAGCCATCGTGGCAAACGCTTGAGAAGCATTCACAATTGGTTCACATGATTTATGGGACGCAAGCATACAACGGCGACTACCATTTGGCTGGACATACCGCACTGACACTTGCGGATGTCGGTCAACAAGTTGGACTGATCGTTTGCGAATCTCGTCTTCGCGATGAATGGCTTTACGAAGTGTGGTTCCGAAAGGGCGACAACCCTGACCTTCTGACGGACCAAGAGTTCGTACACCACACCTACTTCACCAAGCTTGGCCGCCCGGTCGATGTTGGCGGCCTCGAACACAGTATTGGTTTCATCGAGCAGAAAGGTCGCGCAGAGTTCGTCGACGGCATTCTCGCGAGCGATGAATACAACGCACTGATTGGGAAGGATCAGAGTTCCTAAGCCTGATCGCCTGACCAAGGCAGCAACGGCAACTCTGTCACGAATTCAACTACTGTCGGCTGCGGGCGCTCACCGTTCATGACCTTGTCGAGCTCGGCATAAGCCCAGACCGCGTCGCGCCAGGCAACGAAAGCAGCCGCTTCTGTTGCCCATTGTGAGTTGGTGCTGCCGACATAGGTCGCGATCGATACTGCGTTGTCGTAACGCCGCTCCTGCGCCTTGGCGTCGAGATGGGCAACGATCGCGGTCTTGTAGGAGTTAACCGGTGGCGGAGGGTTGAAATAAGCGACAACGTCGGGGTGGTTATCGGGCAATTGCTCTTGGGCTACTCCTGCCAGTAAATTCGAGTAGTCGCCGACTATCGTGCCGCCCTGGCGATGGTAAAACGCATCTACACCCTCCCGCGACTATCGATGTACCCGTAACAATACAGGGTGCTGGCTGAAGGCGCGGCGCCGCCGAAGGGGGTATGTGCGAACCAGAGTTGTCCACTTGTATTGGTGGACAGATTAGGAGGTGGGGTTGCAGTCACTACGGCGGTTTCGGAGGCCGCGCTCGTGTATATTTGAGCTACAACCAAATTGGCTAAGCCAGTCATTGCGGATCCCAGTACAGTCGCTTGATTGACGACCCCGACCACCCCCAATGCGCTCATTTGAACCCTCAAAAGAGGTTGAACAACTATTCCAGTCGGGACGCTGACTGTCAGAAGAACACTGGCCTGATTTGCATTTGAGTTTCTATCGATACGTTCTGTCGCCCATAAATACATGTCGCCAGCCTGCATAAACGGCCTAATTACACCACCATCGCGAATGATCGAGCCGACCCGCCTGTGGTGAGCATAGCCGACAGGATAGTTTGGCTGAGATGTCGGATCCGTCGACTTCGACATGCCGACCTTAACAGTTACACCATTGCTGATGACAAAGCAGTGCCATGAGCCATCACTCATCGCAGCGTCAAATCGACCGCCGTTCCCTGTGCCGAAGGCCACGTCTAACTGCATGGTCCCTGCGGACACGACCATGAGGATCGGACTTATCGACGAGCTCGCACAATCGCCTGCCGTCCAGTCAATGTCGTTCGTGGCGTCGGCTGCGTTGTTTGCCAATTGGATCCCAGTCAGATGCCCTCGCGGCGCAGGCGCACCCCACTCAGGCGCAGTCAACGCTGTGTTCTGCCTCAACACCTGCCCCGCAGCACCCTTCGGCAACCGCGTCCAACCAGACGCCCCGCGATAGAGGATATCGCCTTCGGCAGGCGAGCCGACCATGTCGAGCACTTCGGTGAGCGTGCCCGCCTTGATCTGCTTCCCGCTCAAGCCATCGAACAGCGCCATGCGGTTCGATGCAACGCCGGCCGGCCCAACAACATCGCCCGTACCGGTGCCGTCCTGGCCTTTCACGGCCATCAGTTCCCAGTAGGCGTTTGTCGTCGCCGGCAAGGCCGGCGGAGCGTTGCCAGTGGTAGCCTGAAGCGCCACCCAGCTTGAGCCCCCGTCCCGCACAACGTCATTGGCCAGATATGCAGTCGCGCCGCTATAGGCGCCACGGAACCTGAAGCTATCGCCCTTGGCTGCGGTAACCTTCCAGACAGTCTGCCAATTGGCACCGACACCCGGTTCGGTGGCAGCGCCGGACGTGTGTGCCACAAAGCAGCGGTAAGACGTGCCGTTGCGCGTCAGGCCGTCGTTGTATTCGTAGGCAGTGCCCGAAGCCCAACCCGCCTCGATCCAGCGCAAGGTTCCAGCCGGACCCTCCGGCCCCGTAATACCAAACGGGCCGTCCCAGCCGCTCGGGGTGCGCTTGTAGATGTCGAGCCCATAGCCGATTTCGACGCGCAGCCAGAGGTAACCAGCGGCCGGCTGCGGCGACAACGCATTGCGCTCGGCTAGGGTGCCGGCACCGTCGGGATGGATGCCAGCCAGCGAAAGCTTGGTTAGGATTTGCGCGAGGCGATCGTTTATCCAGGCCGCCCGCACCGCTTCTGAGGTCTCACGGGCGATGGCGTAGCCGCCGCTGGCCGTAGCACCGGGCCACCCGTAGGCAAGTGTCAGCGACGTGTCGCCCTCAACGCTGGCAATCGGCACCGCATACCCAGCGAAGCTGAACATGCCGCCAGTGACAAGCGCGACGTCCCAAGCCGTGTCTGTGCCCGTCACAATAGGCGAGCCGTTCGACACGGAAACCGTGCCGGTCGAATAAACCGATGATGTCATGATTTTTGCCTAGTTGAGTGTGGCTAGCCGTCGAGGGTGTTGTCCAAGACCCAGTACCTCCAGGTAGTGGGTACATCGACATAGAAGTCGCCGGGGCCGTAGTCCTTGACGACCATGATGTCGAAGCCCGTCGTGTCGATCTTCAAACAGTAGTGGGGGTGAATGCGGGCGATGTTGTTGCCAATGACGCGATAGCGAACCGGCGTCACATCTGCGCCGCCGTCAGAACGAAGCCCCGCAGCAAAAACCAGCGGCGGACGCGAAAACGTCTTGGAGAAGTTCACCCGCGCCTGGTTGTAGCGCTCGTGGCCAGCGTTGCTGACGCCAACGAGCCCGGTTGCGAACACGCGTGCCGCTATGCCGCTTGAGGAAAAGTAGAGATCCTGTTCGGCTGCCGTGTCGACGTCGTAGCCTTGCCGAGCAATCTTGATGCCGTTCTTGTTGATGCGCATCCGTGGCCGGCCGCTTCCGCCTGGGCCTGGTGCGCCGCCAACGTTGGCGTTTCTGGAGAGCATGTAATAGCAGCCATTCGGCGAACGCAGGCCGTTGAAGGATTTGCGAAACCGGATTGTCAGGTTGCTGCCTGAAGTGGTGCCGTCGACAACGTAGGTGGTAACGGCATAACCAGACTGATCGTTGCCGCCGCCCTCCGAGAAGTGCGTTGGAAACGAAATCTGGTTGTTGTGGTCGACCGGGAACAGGTGGATGACGGGTGTGACGCCCGGATTGGGCACCGTCACCGTCACTGACTCATCGCGGTAGGCCTCGCCGGTGAATCCAATGAACGGGCACTGGACGTAGCCGAATGCGTAGGGTTGCGAGAATAGGAAATCTTCGTGCGCAACAAACTCATTTGGCGCTGCGGTGTCCACGTCAACGCCGGGCTTTGACACGCGAAAGATTGGTGCTGGGCCGGAAAGCCTGATTTTTCCGCGCTTCATTGAGCCCTCAACCGATAGATTTGATAGGTGATGTTGAAGACCGTGGCATCGGGTGCGACGCCGTTGCGGCCATTCCGCAGCCACAAACCGCCGGGGTAGACGATCAGGCGCGGCGCGCTGGCCGAGTTGTAGTAGTAGTCGAAGAACGGCCACACGGCGCCCGGCGTACCGTTCTGGACAACCGCCAGCGGAGTGTACCCCAGACTGGGCCAAGTGGCGATGTAGGCCCCGGCCCCACCCGGAATTGCACCCGACCAAGTGCCCGACCGGTAGATGAACAGCCCGCCTTCATCCTCGCTGTCGAAGATGACGGCATTGGGCGGCACATTGAGGTTGTTGGCATCATAGCCGGGCTTCACAAAGCGCATGCGCTTGGTGCCACCGATGTCCTTCAGGAACCCACGCGACATTTAGTCAAACCACTCTATTGAACCGGTAGAAAGGGTGATGACGAACTTGCCGTCTGGGCTTCGGATCGTGCCGGCGGTTACCGTGCCGATGTTGGCTACGGCCAGCCGCAATCCGCCGCCGTCATAGACAAAGGGCAGCGCCGTGCCGGAACCATTGGTCAGGATGAACTGATCTGCGTAGATGACGACGCGCGAGAACGGCACGCCGCCAACTGACCCGACTTCCCAAAGGGTGCCGGCAGTGACCCAGTCATGGCCGGTGGTTGCGCGCACCTGAAGCACAACGCTGGCCTGGACATTTCCGCCGCTGCCGGCTTGCGCCTGCATGCGCCAGAGACCATCAGCAGCAAGATCGCCGACCGTGGCCGACACAGCTGTGTAGGCAGTCGCGAGAGCTTCAATCGCCCCGTCGATTTCTTCAATCGAAGCGCTGATGCCGGTGAGCGCACCAGCCGTGGCGTTGCGGAACCGGACAGAAACCGAGTTCTCATCAACGATCACGCCCGCCGCATCGGAAGCCGCCAAGGCCAACTGCTCAAGGCGTGCACGGAACTCGTCTGACTCCTGTGCAAGCTGAAGCAGGCGCTTGTAGACATCGTCTCGTAGCGCGGCGAGCCCGACTTCGACATCGGCAATGCGAATGTCAGGCGTCCGAACCGGAAGCCAATCCGACCAGAGCGTTGGCCGGTCGCCGCCAGGCAGGTAACGCCCGCGCACTCCGTAGAGAGTGTCGGGTAGCAGCCCTTGGCTGATCAGAAGCGAACCTGTCTCTGGCTGATCTGTGCGTCCGCCGTAGACGGTCTCAAGCGTGGCCGCCATTCGCACCTGAAACTCGATGCCCACGACATCGACAAGGCGACTTGCGGTGTTGTCCCATGTCAAAAGGATCGCCGGGCGCCTATCCAATCCGGCATCGTCCTTGATGCTCGACGGTTCGGCAAACCAATCAATGATGGGCTGCGGCTGTGGCCGGATAGGGCCAACCGCACCGTCGACCGGCTCTTGGAAGTCGCCGCTATCCCAGTCGTAATCGGATGGGTCAACTTCGGTGATGTCGATCATCACGTCGAGGTTGGCGCGGTCGGCAACACCGTCGATGCGGAACAGCTTGGCGATGTAGCCATTGCGTTCCGATGTCCACGACAGCACCGCACCAGGCACCGCATAGGGCCAGAACTCAGGCGGCAGCACCAATGTGTGCCGGCGAGCTCGCTGCCCTTCCTGTAGGGCGGAGAGCATGAGCCGCTGCACCTGCTCGGCATATGGTACGAAGTCCAACGGCACATCGGCCATAAGCCGGCGGTTGCCGTGCAGCGCTTCCAAGTCCGACCGATAGAGCGGTGGTGCGGTCTTGGCGGCCCAGCCATCGGCAGGCGACGGATAGGTCGCCGAAATGCCGTTGATGGTGTCGGCCAGCCCGAAGAACGGCGTGAACGACTGCTCTTCGGTCGACAGGATATCGCCGTCGGTGAACGAGAACGTCGGCAGGTCAGGAGCGCCGAGATAGATCGAATAGACGCCGCCAATCTCGGAAATGCGCCCCTGACACGTCGTCAGGATAGCCTCGAGCGCAGACGCCAACGGCGCTTCGATCTGGATTTCGCCGGCCGAACGATAAGTTGGCTCAGGGCCGGACGCGCCGCCGATGGTCGCGCGGCACTTGTTGATCTGGGCAATCCAGTTCGCCGCCGGCAGACGAGCAGCGGCCAGCCCTTGCAGGCCATAGAACCACTTGTTGCCGAAGGTCAGACCGCGAAGCAGGTTGTAGGCTTGCACGGCTGGCAGGTGGTCACCGTCACCGCCCCATGTGCTTGGGGTGCTCCACCGCTGTGGACCGGAACCGCCAACGCTGGAATCGCGCGACGGATCGTAAAGCCGGGTGCCGCTGACAACGAACTTGAATGACGGGATGCCTGAGAACAGGTTTTTCGTGACCTTTGCCGTCACGATGGCGTAGGCGACGCCAAGTCCAACGCGCGTGCTTTCCCACTGACGCTGGCCGTTGGAGGCTGTCGAGACAAGGAAAGGATCGGCGGACGTCTGCGTGCCGTCGTAGAACTTGACCCAAAGGCTGTCGTGATACTCGTTGACGTTCCGGCCGTAGCCGGTGTCGGCACCAAGCGTGCAGCGCTCGCCATTCACCCAGACCTCGTCGAGGCTGGCGATAGGCAGATCCGCGAGCGCGATAACCTGCGTCAGAAACGCGTTCGGCGTGTCGTCGACATTGCCCCAGGTGTTCGCCCAAACGAGCGAGCCGGCAGTTGCCGTCCGCCCGAGGATGAACGACCGCGGAAGGTCGCCGCCCGCCTGGAGAGACCCATTGATGGAAAAGGTTGGGTCTTTGGGCTTGCCGGCAATCGACTGGGCAAGAAGGTTGAGACCAATGCCGACTGCGGTCTTGAGAACGAACGAGCCAATTGCGCCAAGGCCGCCAATGAACGACGCAACGGCGCCGACCGCCGAAGCGATCGCCGAGAAAATTGCCATGATGTGCCTTGGTTTTGGTCGGGGCGTGCGGCGCCAACGAGAGCGCAAGGCAGCCGCAGGCCGGGCGCCTAAAGCGCTTTCAGGAAGTGCGTCTCGGCGGGCGCGTAGCCGCGCCGCTCGTACAGACCGGAGACGTCATTGGTGGCTAGCGAAGCCATGCCGATGGTGACGCAGCCCTGCTCACGCGCCCAAGCCTCGTAGGAGTCGAGCATGCGGAGCGCAGAGCGGCCGCGCGCTGCTGGTGCGATGTACCAGCAGGTTTCTTTGGCCCAGAGACCGGCGCCGAATGGGTGCTCGAACGCACGGGCCATAAGAACGCCTTGGGCGGGCTCGCCTAGGACCAACACGAGACCGTCGGCCATGTGCTGCTTGAACAGTTGCTCGGCGTAGGCGGCGTGAAACGGAAAGGTGAAACCGGCCGCCGCATGGCTTTCCTTGAGCAATCTGACGACTGCAAGCCGGTCGCTGGCATTGGCTCGCCGCACCATCAGAAGATCCCCAAAAACTTCTTGCGCTTCTTCTGGGTGGGCACGGCTCCCTTAACGGAACCCCAAAAGACTTCCCATGCCTCAACCGTCGCGCTGTCCTTGAAGAACGTGTCACTCGCGCTGCGCAGCTTCTGCGTCTCGTGCGAGCGCGTGTCGGGGTTGGCGCGCGTCATCTCTTGCGTATGACTGGCACACGTCAGCGTAACGCCGCCTTCCTCGTTTTCATCAGGTGTCTTGATTTCGATGGTGTCGACGAACCCGACAAAGCGGCACTCGGCCGGCGCAACCATCTGGCGCGAGTCCGGATCGAACAGGCCGCGGTAAATCTCCACCCTCGCCTGTTTGCAATCGTAGTCGCGCACAAGCTGCTCGACCCGGTCATCAACCTGGCTGAGCCGGATGTTGACGTTTTGCACCGTGAGATTCGACACGAGCGGAATGTCGTCGATCGCAACCAGCGTGCCGGATCCGAACCAATCGCGCGTCACCTCAAGCCCGGTATCGGGATGGATGACCGACGCCGACACATTGCCGACGTCAGACCACATGCCATCGGCCACAGGGCCGCCCGTCACGCGGTTTCGCGCAACAATCCATAGGAAGTCGCGGGCAACCAAGGCGCGCGCCTGTAGGGCCGCCAAGTTGGCGGCTGAGATATTGCGCATGGGATGGGAAACCTTCGAAAAGCCCCGCGCGGGCCGGGCGGGATGTGCTAAGGCGGGTCAACGTTTCGACGAGGAATCAGAATGCAGCAGAACCGCCTTTATCTGATAATCGGCGCCTTGGTCGTCGCAGTGATCGCCCTTGGCGCTTACGTTGTGCGCGAACAAAGCAAGCCTCAAGGAGTCGAGATCAAGCTGAATGAAAACGGGATATCGGTTCAGCAGAACTGATCTACCGCGCCTCAATAGCCTGAAACGACACAACACCACGGCCTGTTTCTTTGTCTGCCGTGCTGCTAATCGATCCCGGCACGATCGCCATGATGCAGGTCGGCCTCACTATGGTCACAACCGCGCCATTGGCGACGCCCGGCCAGATATGTGGCCGCACTTCAAACAAGCCCGTCACTGGGCCGTCCACTGGCTCCATGACCTGATGCAGGTCTTTGGTGCCGATCTGGATCATGTCTCCAACGCTCAACGAGACGCCGGCCAAGGCTGTTATGCGGATAGCCTTGCGGTTTGCATCGATCGAAAACAGCGAGCCAGTGGGAAGTACCGCCGAGCCCGGATGTGCGATCGGCCGGCACCTCGAAGTCGGATAGCCTTTGAACGTCTTCTGCCCGTTCTCAAGCGAGCTTAGCCTCGCGCGCCACTCATCGAGTTGGTTCGGCCTCAAGCTGCGCGTAGTGTAGGAGGCCCGCCACAGCGGCGAGCCTAAGTTCTTCGGAATCGTTCGACCGTTGGCGGTTCGCGAAAACTCATCACGAGACAACAGGTCGAACTCAGTCGACCAGCCGGGGAAGCCCGCGAGAAGGTCTAGCGGATAGGTAATTGCCATTGCTTCTCGCTATCTGCAATGTTGAATTGCAACAAACGGGGATTCTTCATGTCGAACTTGACCAACATTGCCATCAAAGGCCTGTCGCATGACTCGACGGCCAATGCGGCAAACTTCAACATTACCTGCAGGCTTGACGATGAACCTGCATCGATCATGGGAAGACTGCCGGTTCCGACGTCGGGCGACCTGAAAGAGTCCGAAGTTACCGCCTTGTCGAAAGCCGCCCTCGCCGACCTTCTCGAGGCGATTGCCGCTCATCTCCGATCTGCCGCTTAAGTTTCTCCATATCCGCAGTCAGATTGACAACTGCGTGGGAGAGAGCGGCCAGCCGCTCCTCCATATCGCGTAACTCGTGTTCGCTTGCCATTGGCTACACCTTCATGTTTGCCGGCCGCATCTTCCGCACCGTGTTGACGACGTTCGCCGAGAACTCGCGCTGCTGCCGCGCCACTACCTGCTCCAGCCTTGCAACCGCCTCGACAGAAGCTCCGCGCGCATCGATCTGAGGCGCGAAGGTGAACTGTGCAGCGGCGTTCTGGTTGGCCGGCGTTTGGATGCGCGGCATGACCGGCGCACCGACATAGCCGCCAGAGGCGTAGCCACTCTTCAAGTTGCGATGCATCGAATCCAGATTGGCAACGCCGGCCTTTTGGACCGCGGCCTTGCTGAACACATACTCGCCCTTGTGGACCGTGCCGGCAGGTGTGTTTTTGCCGCCGTCGCCGGTGTAGCCGCCTTCGGCGAAGCCTAAAAACTTCCCGATCGCGCTAAACACACCGCCAAATGCACCGCCCGACGAGCCCCCGGTTGCAGGCTTAAATAGCCCGTCGAACGCGCTGCTAATGGCAATTTCGGCCAACCGCTTCAGCACCCCCGAAAGCGCATCCTGCAGGCTATCCGCACCAAGGATGGCGTCCATCGCGCCAGACTTGAACGCCTCGTAGGCATCACTCGCCGCCTGCTCGATGCGCTCTTGGGTCTCTTCAACCCGCCGCAAGGCGTCAGCCTGGCGCGCGTAGGCTTCGGACGCAGCATCGATCGCTGCCACCTGCGCATTTGAAAGCGTGATGCTCTCAAGGTCGGTGGCGCCCTTCTTGCGCGCCTCCTCCCTAAGCTCCTTCAGCGCTGACTGCTCAAGGTCCAGCGCAACACGGCGCTTTTCCTGCACGTAGAAGGATTTGCCGACGAGTTCCTGTTCCTGCAACAGCGCCGCAGTGCGGTCGCGAATTGCCTGGATGTCTTCGTCGAGGCGGTTTTGGGCGGTCTTTTTGCGCGACTTGGACTTCTTATCCTTGTCAGGCAGAGTGCCGGACCCGATGCCGAAGCCAGAAGGCTTGGTTGCCAACAGCTTGTCGGCCGCCGCAAGCTGATCCTCTAGCTGGAACTGTGCAGCCTGAAGGTCGGCTAGCTTCTGGCCGGCGTTCCGCGTTGAATATTCGAACGGCTCAAACTCAAGGCCGGTGGCCTTTTTGAACGATTTGCTGCGATTGTTGGCGACGTTGTACTGGGCCTCCGCATCGATCGCAGCCGTCTTTGCAGCCTGAACCTGCATGGCGATCAACTGGCGCAATGCGTCGACCTGAGCATGCGTAGCGTCGGTCGCACTGCGAAGCGCAGCCTCATTGTCCTTGATAGAGATCTGAAACGATCCCGCTGCGCCTTTGGCTTCCGCTTGGCTGTCGGAGAGCAAGAAGATCGCGGCCGCAGCAGCGCCAGCCAAAAGCCCAATAGGTCCAAGTGCTGCAGTGAACCCGGTCGCAACAAGCGTGCCGGCACGCATGGCCGTCAAGAAAGCCCCGAGCGCAACCACTGCATTGCCAAGCCCTGCAACCACGCCAAGGATGGCGCGGCCCGTCAGCGCGCTGATGAGCACGGTTGCGAACTGCAATACGGTGTCAGAAACGGCTCCAAAATTGTCAGCCAGATACTGCAGCGCTTCAACGAGCTTTCGGCTTGCGCCAGCCGATGCATCAGCGTTGCCGATATAGGCCGTGAACTCGTTATTGATCCTCGATATCGCGTCCTGAATAGTCGCGTTGGTCACGGCGAACGCGGCCCCGATCGGCTTCTGAGCGGCCAGAATTGCCTTGAATACTCGTTCGCTGGTGAGCTTCCCCTCAGCGCCAAGATCCTTGAGGCCGGCAATGGTGGTTTTGAACTCGTCGGCGATCGCTTTCGCCAGCAGAGGGGCGTTCTCGCGGAGCGATCGCAACTCGTCACCCTGAAGCACGCCGGACCCAAGGGCCTGGCTTAGCTGCATGATGCCAGCGATTTGCTCCTGGGTGCTCGCTCCGCCTGCCTTGAAGGCCCTCGTGACAACATCAGTTGCCGTGGCAACTTCAAGTTCGGACTTTGCGACCCCAGATGCAGACCGTATGAGTTTGGCGTACAGATCAACATAAGTGGAAAAATCCGCACGTGCTGCGTTCGCGCTATCCTTGAGAACATCGAGTGATCGTGTGGAAACACCCGCGATTTGTGCAGCAGCGCGGATTTTGTTGCCGGCCTCGGTCCAAGTGTCAGCGTATCGCGCAATTTCGCGCACGCCCAATGCGGCCCCGATGCCTGACAGTGGGGCAATCAGACTATTCGCTGCCTGCCGCCCAATGCTGTCGAGATTGGTGTTTAGCTTGCGAGCGCGCGCTTCAATTGCGCTAAACTGGCGATTTGAAACGCCTTGTGCTCTAGCAAGCCCTTTTTCGAAGGACTTGAAATCGGCCGAAAGTTGAACGACAAGTCGTTCCAGATCTGTCGCCATAGGTCTGGGTCCGCTCTAATTGTGGTGGAATATGCTTGCTATCGCTGTACTACTGTTGGGCCTGTCGACCCCGTCTTCCCCTCAGGAAAACGACGCCGTGATTGCGGCGCACATGGAATACATGAAGCTTTCATTTGCCTGCGATGGTGCAAGCAGTACGTATCGCGCATCCAAAGCGGCGGCACTAAGGGCCATCAAGCAATACGACCCTTCGAACTACACGGCCCGAGACATCACGGGATTGGACCGCGGATTACGAGACGGCGCCATGAAACTGGCAACTCCAATCGATACATCGGATTGCGAAAACCTTCTCATCGAGGCCAAATCTGACCTCGATGATTTAGTCGACAAGGCTCACTAGCCCTCCCCCAACCACCCCCAAAGTTCGTCCTTTTCCTTCTCGGAAAGGCCGCCGTCGTCGGGCGAGTTGGCTTCCGTAAAGCCTTCCAGCGCCGCCATGTATTGCCATACTGACATCGCCCGCGCCTCCTGAGGCGTGAACCCCATGGCCGCGCAGTTACCGTAGACTGCGGCAAACCTGACCCTGCCGTTAGGCAATGGGTCTAGGCGGTCGCCTGTGGATTTGCCGCGTCGCTTTCCCCCAGTTTCTCCTCCGGCGCGCCGTGTAGCGCGACCTGCAAAACGCCGATGGCGTGAAGCAGATTTTCGGCTGGCGGGCGCTTTTCGACGTATTCCCTAACCAACCCAAGCGCCTTTACCGGTTCCAGCCCGCCGCCGACCAAGCCAAGGCGCAACACGTGGGCAATCTCGCCCACGTTGCACAGCTTGTTCTGCAGACGGTAGAGAACCACCCACGGGCCGCTCTCCGTCGCCTCCTGCAGCTTTTCGAGCTCTCCCCAGCCTAGACGGAACGAGTAGTCGTTGTCCGCCCAGGTGAGTTCAACGGATGCGTCCCGGCTCATTACGGAGTGACCACCCGAACCATTTCGCCATCAGACTGCATGCTTACAGAGATGGTGGCGCGCTGGCCGTTCGGGGCTGTGGATTCGACGGACTCCACGTGCATTCGGCCAGTCCAAGTGATCGTCTTGGCGGGGAATTCCCACTCGACCTTCACGGGCACCGAGTCCACGGATTCCCAGGCATCCAGCCAGGTTTCCACGCTCTGTGCGGCAAGAACGCCCTCGCCGCTCACACCCATCGACAGCGAAACTGAATCGCGGCCGAGCCAGTCAACCTTGTCCGGGTCATCGCAGTCGGGCACCTGAACTTCGTTCAAGGCCTTGCTGAGCGAGATGGATTTCGACGTGAAACCGCAAGGTGCGGTGTAAACAGTAGGCGTCGAGTCATTGCCAAGGAGAACCTTGACCTTACCGCCCTTGATGGTGGTAGCAGCTACCATTGTTGTCTCCTTGGCCGTTTTCGGCCGATGTTGTGATTAAGGTTGCTCGACGATCGCCGTGAAGCGAACCGACGCATGCTTGAGCGTGCCGTCGACGATGTAGTCGGTGCGCCAATGGTCGAAGGTGACCAGCGCGTTTTCAGTCAGCGAGAATTCGTATCCGCGGAAAGCCTTGCGGATAGCATCAGCCATCCGCCGCATTTGCGGCTGACCCGGTTCGACCGACCAGGCGTCGATCTGAATCATGACCTCGCCACCGTCGATGCAATCCGCATCTTCGGTCACGTAGTTTGACGGGCCGATGCTGATGTAGGGAAACGTAGTCGCCGGAACCTTGCCATTCTGATCCAGCGGCGGTTGGTCGTATGATTTCTGCCCGACGAGCGCCGTTACGGCCGCGAACGATCGCAGGCGCGCCACGATGACGCCCTGAAGCTCCAAAATTGGGTCCATGGCTACTTCCCGGCGGCCACGTCTTTGGCAGCCTTGTTGATCGCTCGAGTGATGCGGGATTTGGTCCGCGAGCGCAAAGCCCGCCACGACACAAAGAAGAAGGGTTGAGCAGCGGTGCCGGGGTGTTCAGTGCCCGCGAACTGGCCGCCGTTCTGGTGCGCTCGCGTGGCGAACTCGACTAGATGGGCGTACCGAACTTTGCTGTTGCCGGCGTAGATCGTGAGTGTCAGGTCGCCGGCGAGGCTCGACTTCACCGTCGCCATCGCTTGGGCGTATTTGGGCTTTTTGCCCCACGTCCAACCGATGCTGTCGCGAAGGTCGCCGTCATCGACGGGTGCCAGCGATTTCATCATGTCGACGATTTCGTTGGCGCCCTGCTCCATCGCAGTTTGAATGCGCGCCTTGGCGACTTCCGGCATGCGCTGCAACTTGCGCTGTAGCTTGGCCAAGCCAAGTATGCGCGTCACGACGGTTCGCCCTCAACAACCAGCAAATCAAGCCACACATTCCGCTCGTCGGGATTGGTGATTGCCTTGATGTTGTAGGTCGCGCCGCTTCGCGCATTCACGATGCGCCAGGCAGGCGTCACCTCGCGCGTGCGGGTGGAGCTGCGAACTGTGAGGGTGAAGGGCTGGATTCCGGTGAGCCGGGCAGCGATTACTGGCTCGGAACCGAGGCGGGGCTGTAGGCGGGCAGGTTCAGTGAAAATATCCTGCCAAGGACCGGTTACAGGATTTCCGTAACCATCGTCGATCGCGTCCTTGCGTTGGAAGGTCACGCGCTCGCTCAGGCTTCCAGCGCCACTACGCTTGGCCAACATAGACACCTCTCAGCCAATGTGGTTGATTGCCCAAAAATGGGAGGGGCAAATGGACGAGGATTTAGAGGCTAGATTACGTGCCACCGAGATCGCGTTGATGGCAATTATTTCGACCCTTGAGCAAATCCCTGAAAGCGGGATCACCCAGGTTCTGGTTGCTGCACGCGCTCGGTTTTCTCAACGCGACCCTGAATCTACTTTGACGCAGAGAACGCTTGATTGGTTCGATAGTCGTTATGCTTGAAAGCCCGGTCAAGCCTTGCTTCTAGGCGATCAACGGCTTTATCCGCCACCTCGCCCTTCCGCGGTGCGTTCAACCGCACGCCCTTGCCCGCGGTCACCGCTTCGTCTGCGCAGTCGCGGGTGACGTTCTGCACCATGCCGGCCTTGTATTCGATCGTGGTTCCGGCCGCGGGTTTGAAGTCCATGTCGGCGGTGAAGCGAAGCCACACGGCTAGACCCTCAACAGGCGATAGGGGTCGATCAGCCGACGCGCGCTGACGTTTTCATGCAGGGCGTTGGCTGTTTGCGCCTCACGGTTCTCGTAAAGATCTGCCATCGTGAGCAAAGTGGCGGCATCAAACGCGAATTCTGCCTCCGCCGGCACCGTCAGCCTATTGCAATACCTCAACGCCCATGACTTGGCGGCGTCGAGGTAAAGCTGGATCATCTCGTTATCGTCGTCGAACTCGATGCGAAGATGCTTCTTGGCCTTCTCAAGGGTCAGCGCCATTGGTCAGCCCCGCTTAGGTGCGGCGTCCTTGGACTTTTCGCCCTCTTTGACGGCCCATCCTTCGGCCAGAGCAACTTCCGCCATTCGGCCGGAAATCACCTCGCCAACCTCGAACTGCCTGCCGTAAATCTCGCCCTCGGGAACGCCGGGGAACGCCTTGGTAACTCGCGCTTCCATTTGCGCCTCCATGTTGGGAAAGGGGCGGCCGAAGCCGCCCCGATCAAAGATTACGGGTTAACAGCGACCTTGTGGTAGCGCAGCGCAGTCGGGTCGGTGACGCCGCCGCCGACGCGCTTGGTCGTGTAGAACTGCACGAACGGCTTGTTGGTGTATGGGTCACGCAGAATGCGGGTGCCCGTACGATCAACAACCAGATAGCCACGAGCGAAGTCGCCAAACACGATCGGGATGGCGTCGGCTGCGATATCTGGCATTGCGGCCAGTTCGGTGACAGGAAAGCCAAGGATCGTTGCCGGCTGACCCGAGACAAGGCCGGGCTGCCAGATGTAATTGCCCTGGCCATCCTTCAGCTTACGTACCGCGCCCTGCGTCTTGCGGTTCAGAGTGAACCGGGCGTTGGGCGTGCGCTCGCTCGGAAGGTCGTAAACCAGATCAATCAAGCCGTCGGTCGTAAGGGCGGCCGCAGCGTTGGAATTGACGATCGGGATTGCGCCCCAAGGATGCGACGGCGCCGTGGTGTAGGTCAGGATGCCTTTGGGCTTGTCCGTGCCGTTGCCGGAGATAAATGCAACACCTTCCTGATATGCGAACTCGGCCTCGACTTCGCCGGCAAGCCAGCTCTCGAGATTGAGCTCGGAATCGTCCAGAAGGCGCTGGGTAGCGGCCGGATTGGCATAGATTTCGCCAGTGTTGAACTTCACCTCTGCGAACTTTGCAGTGGTGGTTTCCGGGCGAGCCGCAGATTCACCGACCCAGCCGGAAGCCGTGGCACGGTCATTGTAGAGCTTCGAGAGGCCATTGCCGCCGATCGTGATCACCGAAGCAATCTGGCGCATCGGCGAGACGATCTTGAGTTTGTCCGTGATGGTGCGATCCCACTCGAGCGGAGCGGTGTAGCCGCCGTCCGCAGGAGTGGTGATGTTCATCGCAGCCTTCGGGCCAGCCGCAATCGCAGCCTCGATAGCGGCATCAATGCCGGCCTCGTCTCCCTTGCGGAAGAACCTGTCGAACGCCTTTGCGTACTCGCCGCGCGTCTTGTTGTCGCCGGTCTGGGCGCCGGTCTGCATTGCGGCAAGCTTCACAGCCTGCTCGTCCAGTGCCGACTGCAGGTCGCTGATGGCGGAGTTGATGCGGTCGACCTTGTCGGTGCGAACGACGTCTGTCGTGCCCTTCTTGACGTCAGCGAGGGCTGCGTTGTGTTCGGCCTTGAATGCCTCAAAGGCACGGCCCTGGTCTTCGATCAGGGACTTAATTTCAGTGGCGTCCAATTGGACCTCCTAGAATACAAAGATTGCTGGTGAGTGCCGCGCTGATGGCGGACAGGTTCTTTTCGTCTTCGCCAGCATCTCGCTTGGCTGTGGGGGCTGCATCACGCTCGCCGCCAATCTCATTCAGGATCTCGTACCGCTCTTTGCGGGACATCCCTTGCGCGGCCAAAGCGGCTTCAACGCGCCGCTTGGCCAGCACCTTCGTCGGCACCGACGCCTTGGCGTCGGCCGCGCTCGATTTCTCGAACTTGCCGTCGGCAAAACCCTTGTCGATGGCTTCCGTGACGGTCATGAACGTGCCGTCAGAACTCTTGCTGGAGCCGTCGAGTAGCGCGAAAATCTCCGCCTCGGACAGGCCGGTGCGTTCGACGTAGATTGAGGCCATAGCCTCGTCGAACTTCTGGAAAAGCGATGAGGCTTCGGCAAAATCGTGATGATTGCCGAGTGCTAGCCCCCATGCCCGGTGCACCATGATCATGGTGCCGGTACCCATGAGCACCTTGTCGCCGGCCATAGCGATGATGGAAGCCGCGCTTGCCGCAATCCCCATAACGCGGATGGTGACTTCGGCCGGGTGCTCGGCAAGCAGGTTGTAGATCGCCAAGCCTTCGAACATGTCGCCGCCGGGCGAGTTGACGTTCACCGTAACGGGGTTCGCACCGATGTTTCGAAGTGCCGCAGCCATCCGCTTGGCGGTGAAGCCCTCGCCGCTCCAGTAATCTTCGCCAATCTGGTCGTAGATCGAGATGGTGTTCGTCTCGTCCGCTTCGGCGGCAAGAGGGGCAACGCCCCATTTGGCCATTGCAGACTTAGGAACGTCCCAGCGATAGGCGCCAGGACGCTCAATAGCGCCGACTGGCGCCCTATTTAGGCTCATTCTTGGTGTCCTGAGGCTGCGCGCCCGTAGGCTGCGTCATAGGATTCTTGAGGCTGTTGGCGTCTTCGTCGTCCCGCTGACTGAGCCCGACGTAGTCTCGAGCCTCGTTCTGCGTCATCCACGGCCTTGAGCCGCCAGCGCCAAGCGCCTTAGTAAGGAATTCGGCCTGGTCCTTGATGGATCCACGCAGCAATTCGCGCTCGTCGAAGTCTGCTTTGTGCGTTTTTCGCTCATCTTTTGTCAGTAGCGAGCGCGAAACGGCCTGCTCCCAGGCGACAAACCACGGCGCCAACGAATATCGGACGAAAAACAGACCAAGGGTCTCAATGCCCGAACCCCAACTGGTATCGTCCATCATTAGAAGCGGCCGCGGCACGCCAAAGGCGCGGGCGATCTCCTCAATCTGATGGTTTCGCGTCTCGATCTGCTGGGAATCGCGCGCCGTCGACGAGAATGGCTCGGCCTTCATCCCCTCTTCGAGGATCAGCCATTTGTGGGCGTTTTCCGCGCCGGAAAACTTGTCTTTCAGGCTGGTGTCGAGGTTTTCGAACTCGTCATCGCCCAACTTGCCGGGATGTGTAAGCGCCCCGCCAACCATTGTGCCGTTCTTGAACAAGCGCGCAGCGGACTTTTCCGTCTGCATGGCCAAGCCAATGGCTTCTTTCGCCTGCCTCACCCGCGAAAGGCCAACGATACCGTCGACCGAGATATCCCGAAGGTGGAAAACGTCAGACTGCGCCAGCTTTACTTGCCGACCGTCCTTGCGCGTGACCGTATAGGTGATGCTGAGGTCGTCATGCTGCTCCACGCAAACCCGCGACGGCTGCAGTGGGTGTAAAGCGATCACGCGCTTGCCGCTTCGGACGATCTGGGCGTAAGCGTTGCCCTCATTGAGGGCATTCGCCTGCATCAATCGGCGAAACTCGTATGCCGTCTGCCAGCCGTTAGGCTGCGAATGAAGAACGTCATACAGTGAGTGCTCTTCATCCGGCTCAAGGGCACCGTTTGCGCCCTTCCTCATCAGATACATCGGCAACATGCCTATGCTGCCCGAGATCAGATCGACGCATCGGAAGACGGCGGTGTTAAACAGCGCCTTCGATGGCGTGATAATGGTGCCGCTTTCGGTGCTGGCGCCGGATTGGATGAACGTGGCAAGCCTCGGATCGGTTAGATCCGTAAACTCCACCCAGTCCGCGCGCGGGGCGCGCTTAGGCGCCACCGCCTCCGGCTTGGACCGGAAGAAGTCAAGAATTCCCATGATTTCCTTCCGGTTAGCCGGCCATTCGGATGCCGCGCGTTTTGTAGATGGAGGACTCGACCGTTTCCGTCACTTCCCGCGCCTTGAGACCGAGGCACATTGCGGTTGAAACCGCTCCATCTATGCGGAAACGCGTCTTGGATTTATCTAATTTTCGGTTGCCAGACGCGTCCGAAACGACAATTGCGTTGGCGAAGCAAAAGCCGAGTACCGGGTTTCCATTGTGCCGGAACCGTCGGTGAACCACCGATGCCTCCAGCGCTTCCACCGCCGGAGCCATGTCTCGGAAACCCTGCCCCCAAGGAACTAGCCGAAGGGCGCCATCGAAGGGTTTGTCTTTGCCGTCGATGTAGGCGTCCAGGCCGATACGATTGAACTCAACTAGCAATTGCTCAATGCGCCAACGATCATACGCCAATCCAACGACCTCAAAGTCATCGCGGATATGCGCAATTCGACCCGCGACATACGCGTAGTCGATTGCCCTTCCCGGCGGTGTCTCGAGCCAGCCCTCATCGGGGCGCGCCCAAACATCGTACGGGACCCTGTCGCGACGAGAATGCTCATGAAGCCACTCGCCAGGCTTCCAGTGCCAGGCGCCGATGCGATCCTCTTTTGGCTCCGCGCTGACACCGGCAAGCGACGTCAGGTCGTTGACCCCAGAGAGGTCGAGGGCGAGATAGATGCGCTCTCCAGACACAAGGAGGCCTGTCGCAGCATTTGCTTCAGTGTCAGCAACCTGACAGGCCTTCCATTCCGATCTCGGGATGAGCGGCGAGTTCTGGTCTACGCGCTGGTTGAGGTAGAGGTTCCTGAACGAAGCCTCCAAGGTCTTCATGCGCTCAGCCTGCACGGCCAAGGCGCGCAAATCATCAACCGAGCGAAAGTCGCCGAGAGCCGGATTGGCCAGACGCCAGGCGGATTCGTCCATGATTTCGGCATCATCCGAAGCGCAATACAGGTGCACCAGCACAGTGTTGTCGTTTGCAACGAGGCCGTCGTCGATCAGCTTAGAAAGCGGATGTTCCGGGTCAGGCGATTGAGTTGAAATGACAATGCCGAGAGGCTCCTGACGTGCGCCCTGCGAGGTGTTCATGACCTCGTAAAGCTCCTGATCACGCGCTTGTGCGAGTTCGTCGTAAATCCATACCGATGGGTTCAAGCCATGCTTCGTGCCGGCCTCGGCGGACAGCGCGCGATAAAACGAGCCATTGCTTTTGACCACCAACGTCTTGGTCGATGGAACGACCGTGACTAGCCCGCCGCCGTCCGCATCCAACTCAGGGTCAGCTTCAACGATCTGACGGGCAAATTTGAAGACCTGGCCTGCCTGCTCGCGATCGGTCGCGGCAGAGTAAATCTCGCCATTTGGGATGGCTTCCGGTCCAACTAGATGGGCAAGCACCAGAGCCGCAATCAGCGCTGTCTTGCCGTTTTTTCGAGCAACCGAAAGGATAGCTCGGCGAACTCTCCTCCGGCCGTGATCATCGTGCGGCGCGTAAAGATCGCGCACAAACTGCTTCTGCCAGGGGCGAAGCTTGAGTAGCCCGCCCTGCCCTTCGCCGCTTGGGACGCGCAGCAATTCGATGAACTCAATCACTTTCTGTGCGCGTGTCAGGCCCTTCTTGGTTACGCCGTCTCCGCGCTTCGCCCAATCAGGCCGCTGAACTTCGATTTTGGCTTCTCCTCAGGCGGCACCAAAGCAGCGCGAGCCTTTGGATCCAGGCCAAGCCTGTCACCCATCGACATCATGATGCGGGCCGCCTCGTTCTTGATTTTGAACCATGGGTTGGGCTGCATGTTTCCGGTTGAACCCGGCACGATTGCCGGCTCCACGGAAAGCGCCTCGGCGGCTCGCTTGTGATCGGCCCAGGCTGAAGCATAGACGGCAACGCCGCCGGTATCGGTGGCTGCGTATGTGCCCGGAGGCATCGCGCCGACGATCATTTCGAAACACTCGCGGGCATCGCCCGTCAGGTAATTCGGGATGTAGACGTCGCTCTTCGGCTTTATCGATGCCGGCCGCTTTTTGCGCTTGCCGGGATTGCCCTTCAGCGCCTGTATTTCTGGCGTCTCGGGGCGCGGTCCTCGTACGCCCATGGTCAAAATCTCATTTCAAAAATTTAAAGCGAAACCTGCGGCGTAACGCGTTTCATTTCCCCGCCGGCCCTGCAGGCGGCTGGATGGCAACTTATTGACCGGGGGTGGGGTCTTCGACAGGCCAGCCGTCCAGCCCGAAGGTCACGATGACCTGACCGCGATCCTCTCGTTGGCCCTCGCTGTCGTGATGCGGTTTACACAGGGACTCGAACGGGCCAGACCAGAACTTCTCCTCGTCGCCCTTATGCCCACCGTCTGCGTGGTGCACGACGGTCGCCGGCTCCACAACTTCCATCGTCAAGCAGCGCTCACACAGAGGCTGCAGAGCCAGTTGGTGTTCACGGGTGCGCTGCCAACGGGCGGTTTTATAAAGTCGCCTGTAAACGGCAGCTTCGGCGGAGCGGTGATCTGTCATGCGGCGAAGTCATTGGCAGCCTGTTCGGTCGCCTTGTGAGCAATGAACTGCGGTGTCATGGTTCCTCCATTTGGTGCTGGGGAATCATATGTTTCAAAAACTGAAGCAGCCGCTCATATTTGCGGTCTGCGTATGGGCATTGCTTGCGTTCACAGCCGCGCAATCTAGTTCAACATGCGGCGCATTCTTTACAGGCGACTGCCTCAGGCTCGGGTGGCAGCGATTAAGCCACGTCGTTCTGCTTGGTTGGGTAGAGGAATTTCAAACCCTAATTGCAGGCATTGCAGCCCTGGGCGCGGGCGCGTTCGTTATTGTTTCAGGCCGAGAGCAAATTCAGCATCTGCGAGAATCTAAGCAGAGAGAAAAGATTGATGATGCTCTTGATAGCGTTTACACAGTTGGCGCAGACGTAGGAGAGTATTACCGTAAAATCCGATTTGCGACGAAGATTCCGGCGTCAATCCCTTTGCCTCCGGCAGATTTAATGAAAGATATCGCCTATATCAGCCCGCAACTGTCTCAGTTCATTATCAGGTTTCATTTCCTTACGTCAGATACATATGACGACTGCCAAATTAACAAACATCATTTTCCGCTAAATAAGAAATATCTTATTGGTAGTTCACTAGCAATGTTCCAGATATTTAAGCAAGTTACGGAGCATGTGCGGGAAACACCCGATTTTAAGCCGCGCGCGACTCTTACAAAAATGACTTTTGATTCCGACCCAATAATCTACGGCGCTGAAGAGGATAATCTCGAACAAAAACACCTTGGTGCGTTCCAAGATTTCTTTTCTGTCACGTCGGAGTAGTACTGCGCGCTTTCTCGCGATGACATGGCCACGCGTCGGTCCAAAAGCGGCAGCCTCAACCCGCTTTCGCAGGGAGGCTGCCGCTGTTCGCCCAATGCAGCGCGGAGGGACGCGCAGGGGGCGATGGGAAACGACAGCGGACATGCGTAAAGCCTGTCCCCGTGGCAATGCCATAAGACTGTCGTGATAGTGAAGGGCTGCACCGATGAGGAAGGCGAGTGGTGCGTAGGCCCCTCTACTGACTTTGCCGCCGAAGTGTAAAAAGGGGACTATGCGGCTATTGCCTTGCGCAAGTTATCATTGGAGGCAATGACGATGGCCTTGCCGTATCGCTCAGCAGCCTTGCCAGTCTTTGCGAAAGCCTCGCCGATCTCGCGGAAGTTCGCAGCCCCGGCGCCGAGATTGAGAGCCTTTTGTTGCTCTGGGGGGAGCGCATCTGCCCAAACCTCAAGCTCCTCCTGCCGGGATAACTCATCTGACAAATCCTCCCATCGGTCCATGCCCCGCGCACCCTTGGTTGCAGATATCCAGCCGCCGAGAAAGCTGGCGCCGATGTCTTCATGACCACATGGCAGGCCCGGCTTGCAGTAGGTGACAGGTGGCAGCGGCCCGGCTAGAAGCTCCAGCTGTTCGGCCTTGGTGAGCTTTACCTTGCGGCGTATACGCCCCGCTTTTACGTACCGAACGGGCTCCAGTTCCTGATTGTAATAGTCGTGAGACCTGAAGGCGCGAGCGCTGCTAAACAAGCTGGTCCAGTATCCTTGACGCCGCTCAATCTCCTTGTAGTCCGGCTCTTCCCCCTTAAGTTCGGCAAAGCGGTCTTCCTGATAGAGGATCGCCCCGAGCGGCATCCTTACACTGCCCTTCACAGTCTTTCCGCCCTTCCTGACATGGCAGGACTCGTGCTGGCTGCCGTTGCTGGGTTTCAACTTTCCCGCTCGGGCCTTACCGATAAATGCTTTCAGTTCGGCATCGGACGAACCCGGACGCATGCGCCGTTCCCAGTTCGTTGCCGGCTTCGGCGCGGGTTCCTCCCCATCGAAATAGCCGTCATTGTCGGGCTGCAGCCAATTGGTGCCGTCCAACAATAGCGGCCGGCTAGCTTTTGCCCACCTCAGCAAAGGAGAGAGTTGCTCAGCCATCTGCCCGTGTTTCGGGCTTACGGGGCGGGCCGGACGGTCGAAGATATCGGAATCATTCTTTGGCAGCTTTGCCCAGATAGCCTGTGCACGCTCGCGCCATTCCGCGGACGGGCCGTACTCCCCAAGCTTCACGACCGCACCCGTGGGGCGTGGATAGCGCGTGCCCGGATGCCGTGCGGCGGAGATGATGTCGCAGAACCGCTCGAACCGCTGCGTGAGGGACATATAGCGCCAAGCAAGCGGGTCCTTTTCCGTGGGCTCGCTGTCAAGGTCGAGCACATGGTAGTGGAGCGGCAATTCCGGGCGCAGTTCCCAATCGTCGTCCTCGACAAACGACCAGGTCTCAGGCTTGCCCATGCCATGATACCAGCGCACCCAATCCGGTGACGAATAGAAGCGATGCCCCTTCGGTAGATTGTCCCAACGATTCCAGCGGGTCACATTATCATTGGCCGCTGGCGGCGCGTCGAAGACGTTTTCTAAGCTCTTGGCCTTAAGCGACATCGCTTTCCTCCTTCTTCAGATTGTCATTTGCTGCAACGTGCGGTCGCGGGGTCGAAACATGGACGCCAGCTGCCTTAGCGAGGAACCGGTCGAGGCTGGTGATGCCGTCGTCAGGCAAGTGGAAGTCGTGACGCATGGCAGGGCTACCGTTTGAAGCAGGCGCACCTTGATTGCGATGAGTGCGCATACGGGGCGGACCGAGGCTCATAGTTTGCTTCCCAGCAGGTTACGTTCGATTGTCATGTTGGTCCTCCGTTCGTAGGGCCGTCCGTTTTTTCGCGCGCGTGAGTGTGCGGGGCTAATTTCGCGCTCAAAAACCCCTCCGAGGGTCTACCTCTGCTGCATTGCTCCCTCTCTTCAGTTATCTATATGATATTATTATATTTTTTATACGTAAGGCTGGGGCAAAGGGTGGGTGTAAGGGTGGGTGCAAGACCGCCGGAAGACTGGGTGCAAACCAGCGTTCAAATGCTCCGGATACTGAATTTGCCCCCGGTCTTAACCCAGCCTTACGGCGGTCCTCACCCCAGTCTTGCACCCACCTATTTCGGTACAGGTTCCGCGCCTTTGGGAAGGTATTCGGCAGCCCAATATCGGAGTTTGGCCTGGCCGCTCTCGGCGACTAGCTTGGCGAAATGAATCTCACCCGCCTGCATCAACATCGTGATGATGTCTTCAAGCCGGCGCTTGTCGATCGCCCCACGCAGGTTCTTCACAATGTCGCGCATAGTGATGCCACGGTCGCCGCGTCGGACCACTTGTGCACGAACACGGAGGTATTCGGCTGCCTTGTCGTTGTCGGCGATGTTGTCCGTCGCGCCGCTGATGATGACCTGCAATGAATGCTCCGCCACTGCATTTGCCCACTCCTGAATTTCGCGGGTGATGATCGGGTCTTTCGGATCGCACCCGACAGCGACAATCAGAGCCAACCGAGCCGCATTTTCGCCAACGCGGTTCAAGATTGGGCGGTAGGACGGGTTGATGGTGCCCTTCATGGCTCGAATACGATCGTCGAACTCCTCAAAGAAATCGTCGACGCCCTCACCCCATTCTGCCGTCATGATTGGATGGGGTTTTTCGTCGGACTTGGCGTTCAGAGCGAAGAATGGCCCAGTGTATTTCCCAGCAGCCAGCCCAAGCAGTGCAGCGACCTTGTCGGATAGTTCGCCTGGAATGTCGTCGATCGACCCCTCTGGCCGTCTGACCTTGACGGGCTCGGAGTCGCCGACATCGATCAGCACCAGTCTTCCAAGGAGGCCTTCAGAAATGTTTCCTGACGAAAGCGACGCCCAAAATGTCGAAGGGGTCGAAATTCCGTGAAGCGTGAAGCATGGCGCAATGATCCGCGCCACGTTGCCAGCGGCCTTTTCCTGCCCGCCCCAATAGCCAGTGGGCGCACCCGTCAGTTCCATCAGCGCCGATGCGATCTCGGCGCGGTGAGTGGCAACGTTCCGCCCCGCATGGTCTGCCAGCCAGCGGCCAAACTCATCCTGCACGCATACAGAGGTTGGAGATTTGCGGAGCTTATTCGTAAGCCCAGGAAGGCTGCGGATCTGGTCCATAAAAAGCCATTCGGAAACCTTACCACCCCAGCTGGTGCTGTCCGCGAGTGCCGATGAAACACGAATTGTCACATCTTTGCCGAAGCCGGATTCCGCCAGGCCGACGACATACAAATTGCTCCGAAGACCGGTCGGGCCCCTGTAACGGCGGCCGATCAGCCCCGCAGTGAACGCAAGGGACGCCACCAGCGCAAGGTGAGGCGATGGGAACCGCGCACACGAAACGATGAAGCGCGCAAAGTCCCCCACGGCTCCAGGCGGGTAGCACAGGCTTTCCGGCAGGCCTCTTGAACGGGGAATCTCCACAACCGGTGCGTCGTCAACTTCGTCAGCGTCGTCATCGTTGGCGGCAACGGGAACCGCAGTCGACGTGCCGAAGCGCACCGACACCGGCGCAACATTCCACCCCAGGTCGATCGGATTGATGCCTAACCGTTCGCACAGCCAGAAGGCGGCCTCCTTAGCATTGGTGGCCGAACCGTACTGCTGAACAAGACTGATCGGCGTTTCCGGTCGCTCGAGCCCAAAATCTTGAATGCCATCAGCATGGACACTGATGTCTTCCTGAAGGCCACGGCCCAAATCCTTCGAGGACACGCGCCACGCGCCGGTTCCGGCCTCTTGTCCGGCGGTTGGGAACAGGTCACGAACCCATCGGCCTGTGTTCCCGAGGGCCGCCGTGTTCACACGCTGCCAGAATGTTTCGCCGCCAGTTGGTCGAGCGCTCTTGTCTTGCGCCTTGCGCAGTGGCGTGCCTGCTTTCGCCAAGATTGTTTCAGCGTCCGCGAGGAAGGCGTCAATGTCGCCCGGCGATATCGCAGGCAGATCTGCATACGGAATCGAAAGAAGGTCGCCGCCGGTCCACGTGTAAGGCTTCTCCGTCTCTGGATGAATCCCGAACGCCACAAATTGTTGGCCAATGCCCAACACCTCAATCTGGCATTTCTGCCCATTGACGACGTATTCGCCGGTCTTGAGCTTGTCCCGCGGCTCAGCTGCTCGGAATACAAACAAGCATTTCGGCGCGCGCCCGGTTCGGCAAGGTGCGAGTCCTGCGTCGTTGATGTCGAGCAGACGGTCGATCAGCCTTTCGGCTGTCGCAGGATCCGGAGCGTCGATGTCGATGGCAACAACATCGCCCGTCAAAATACCAGTATTCTGATGGTCCGAATGACCGTGCTCCCATGACGCGATCATTGCAGGCGTTGCCTTCAGCGATGACCATCCCACAACAAGAGGCCGCTTACCGTTGACAGGGATCGGAAGGTAGCCATTCGCGAGCAATGCTAGGCGAAGGTCGGAAGGCGTGGACTCAGGCTGTTCGGCGGGTTGAGGCATGCAGAGCTCCCAAAGCTACGCCAGCGGCGCGCACCAGATCGTTTGCGAAGGATGGGCTGAACGTTGCCACACGCTCCCCGAAGGCATTAGGGGCGTAGACCAGCCGTCCAGAGTGGCCGTCGACAAGTTTCAAATTGAAAAGCCGGCAGTCCGGCGTCAGCTGCACATCAAAATGCGCAAGCGTCCGCCCGCCGGCACCCGCAGGCGCCGGCCGAATAGCTAGGATGTGCATTGCTATCGAACCCTATTGGCCGATCGAGCGTTCGAGTGGCGCAAAATCTGCCGCAGTTCGACCCCAGTCCCGAACCGAAAAATAGCGCCCTTCCAGTTGGCGTGGGTCATGTAGCTTTTCCAGACCAACAGCACGGGTGAGAGCGTCGAGGCGCTCGGAGTTTCCGCGCCCGACGAGGAAGGTGAGTCCAAGGTCGTTGCCGCCCCTAGTGGGGAAGCGGGAAGCGAATACCTTCAGTTCTGTCGCGCCATCGACCAGGTCGGGCTCGAAACCCGCCACGTAAATCCGCCAGCCCGACCACACGGTAGCAGCCTGGCGTTTCAGCTCCCGTCGAGCCGCCGAATAGCCCTGGCGTTTGTAGATGTCGGCAACCGCTTTCATGTCGCTCATGCTGCCGCCCTCGCTGCGATGGTTGAGGGGGAATTGATCGCGGCAGTGGAATTCATGGTAATATTAAACATTGCTACTCCTAAGGAGGTCGAGCATGACCCAGCCTGGAAGCGAGGCGCGTTGCGATCTGCGCAAAGAGTGTTTCTGGTAGCCATGGTTAGCCTTCCTTTTTCTGGGCAGATAGCCACAGACGCCCCTTGGGTGGCGTGCTTTTAGTGACGCGCTTCAGTGATGTTTGGCTCGATTTGTCCGTTTCAACTGAAAACTGTACGACGCCGTAGCCAGTTTTGACCGTGACGATACTGTTGTTCTGGGTTAGGCGAGTGTCGTTCGCTCGCCTCCAATTCATCTTTCCCATCTATGCGGCCCACCCCGTAGTGGCTTTGGTCGAGATGGTTGAATTCATGGTATAATTAGACATTGCTACTCCTAAGGAGGCGTGCATGGCCCTGCCCGCAAGCGAGGCGCGCTACAATTTGCGGAAGGAAGCGAACGGCACGTGGACAGTCTATGACGTGTTCACCGGCTTGCCGGCTCGAGTGAAAGGCGTTGAGCAGGTTTGGTTGGAAATGGAGCAGGCCGACGACTTGGTCGACCTGCTGAACCTTCAAGACGCTAGGCGGCGCGGGTTGAAATAGGTGTTGGCGGTTAGGCCGCCCTCGCTGCGATCCGGTCGGTGATCCACTGTTGAACCTCGCTTCGAACGAAAGCTATGCGTCTGTCCCCGAGCGGTACTGCGGCGGCGAAGCGCCCCTCGGCGCGATATTTGTTCAGCATAGAGCGCGACATCGAGGTCATCGCGCATGCATCATTCAGGCTGACGAGCCGCGGCTCGTTGTCGTTGGCTGAGTCCATTCATCGAATCTCCAAGGCAGGATGCCAATAATGTCTATAGTGCATTAAAAGTTAAATGTCAATAACGTATTGCGCGCATTATTATTTTATGCCAAATGAGCGATCGAACGGAGAGAGCGAAAGAATGGCATCGCAAAAGGAATTGGTGGCCGTCGTCGCCGAGCACATGGGCGTCCCGATCGAAACCGTTACAGTCATGGACAGGCTGCTCGCCGAAGCAGGATTGCGCACACGCGCCCTCCGTGGCCGCGGCAATACGCCGATGAGCTACCGCGACGGAGCGAACTTAATTATCGCAACCGCACTAGGCGCCGGTCCGAAAGACGCTGTGCGGCTCGTTAACGAATATGGTGATCTACAGGTCCGGCGATTACGCGAAAGCGCTAGTCGTGATAAGACATTCCTGGGCGTCACATTCGGTGACGCTCTAGCAAATATGATTGAATCTGTAGCAGCCTCACGTGTGGAATTCAGCGCACATGAAGACGAGCCCAACCACATGGCCGCTGAAGTTACCCTATTCGGCCCGGAACCGCGGGCAGAGATCATGTTACAGAAGAACGGAGGGCCGTTTACTTTCGAGTACGGCCAACCCTTTGGTCGCATTATAGATCTTAAGCGAACCGTACGCTTCTCTCAGATCACTTTGGGTTTCGTCGGCGAAGCTATAGCTGAGGGTTTCGCCAAATAGGCCGACCAATCGGTCATCACAACTCGCCGCTTTTCGAGCGCATCAGATCGTGCATATGCACGCGTAACGGCATCGCCCACGGCATGGGCCAGCGCCATTTCTGCCAAATCCCCGTCGTGACTCGTCCCCTCGGTCACCCAGTCACGGAAAGAACTGCGAAAGCCATGAACGGTAAAGCCGTTGCCGCCATTGTCAGCTAGCACCTTCGCCATCGTGTTTTCCGAAATCGGCCGCTTGTCCCGAGCGCCAGGAAACACATAGTCGTTGATGCGCGTCGCCTTCATTCCTTCCAAAATGGCGACGGCGCGATCAGACAGCGGCACACGATGCAGCCTCCCGCCCTTCATGCGCTCGGCCGGGATAGTCCATAGTTTGCCGTCCAGATCGATTTCCGACCAGATAGCGCCGCGGGTCTCGCCAGATCTAGCAGCTGTGAGAACGGTAAATTCCAACGCTCTACCGCCGATGGTCTCTAGGCCGGCCAGAGCCTTCACGAGTGCCGGGACTGCCCGCCAAGGCATCGCCGCGTGGTTGCTCTTGCTGGTCAGAGCGTCCGGTTTATGGAGTACATGTTCGAGGTTGCCCTTCCAGGCGGCTGGATTCTCCCCTGCCCGGAGACCCTCGACTTTGGCTGAATCAAGGACGCGCTCGATACACTCGCGGAGCTTCTCGGCTGTCTCTTGTTTTACACCCCAGAGCGGGCGCAACACAGACAGCACCTCAGTTACGCCTATGCCCGCCAACGCTCTGTCACGGATGCCTGCGGCGTGATTGGTCAGCATGTTCCTCCACCTCGCCTCCGTCTTTCCGCCACGCCAGCGGCCAGCTTTTACTGCGTCATCAACGTATCCATCAGCGTACTGGCCGAACGTCTTTACTGCCGACTTCGCAATTGCCGCTTCGATGGCCTCCACGCCGTGACGGTGTTCAATAGGGTCGATTCCCTTACGCACCAGATCGCGGGCGGCTTCCGCTTTCTGGCGAGCCTCGGCCAGGCCGACAGTATGAAGCGGTCCTAAACCCAGTTCCCGACGCTTCTTGTCGAACCGATAGTCAAGGATCCAGTACCTACCGTTCCCTTTGGAGACGAGCCACAATCCTCCGCCGTCACGCAGCTTAGTTGCCTTGCTCGACGCGATAGCTCTTACTGTGAGGACGTTTCGAGTATGGCTCCCCAT